AGTTCGGCACATAGCCTCCGACCCCACCGCCACTCGCCTGCTTCACCGTGGGCGCTGCTGTGCCGCCGCCCAGTCCGAGGATCGAGGGCGAGGTGGTTAGCGAGTAATTGACCGGCGGGTACAGCACGGTCGGCGAGTAGGGGCCGAAGAAATCCTCGGCGGTAATCGACAGCATGCCCTCGTCGTCTTCCTCGACGGCCGTAATCCGCACCGTCAAGGCACTGGCACCCAGCCGTGTATCGGTGATCTGTACCAGGTCCATCGGCTCCAAAAGGATGTATCTCCAGCCGAGCTGGAAGGTGTAGGTGTTGCGATAGAGGATCTGGCGTTGCAGCAGCAGCTGGGCCACCATGCCGCCAATATAGAGCGGGTCGGTGATCAGCCGCGCCTTGGTGCTGGTACTGTGCCGCACCCCGTAGAGATCGATCGAACCTTGGTCGAAGGCCTCGGCGATCGCCGTGTTGTAGTTGTTCTGTCGATCAAGACATTCGACCTCGATCATGTTGTTGGCGTCCGCCGGGGTCGAGCGCACGATGTGCAGCGGGTCGTCGGCGAAGCCGCCGGTAATCGATGTCCCTCCGGACCGCAGCGCCGGACCGCTGGGCGTGACGCCGAAGTTGATGCCGACACTCGATTCCTGGACGATGTAGTCGTCCTCGCCGAGGCTGTAGACCGGAGTCGTGTTCGGCGTGAACGTGTTGGTCGTCGTCGCGCCGATCCCAGCCGCGGAGATCCCGCCGTCGCCCGATTGTCCGATCGTCGTGTTGCCCGTCGGGTTCGACTGGATGACCATCACGCCAGCGAGACTGACGCCGGATGCGAGTATGCCGAAACCGACAAGGTTGGAGTCGGCGTTGACTACTTGCGCGAGCCCCGCCATTGCCCCCGGCATCTGCAGATTCGCCAGGGTCGTGTACGTGACTGTGTAGGGCGAGCCGCCATTAAAGGCAGGATCACTAAAGGTCAGGCTGATCGTGTCGCCGCCTGATTGGGTCGGCGTCCCGGTAAAGTTTGCAACTGTGTACGCGTTAGTGACCGATTGATCGCCGTAAGGGATGATCTTCAACAGTGCGCCAGACCACACGATCGCGCTGTTGGTCACCTGAGTAATGTCGGCAAGCGATTGCTGCGCCTCCTGCTGCTGATCGAGCAGTGGCGACAGGAACAGGCCGACGGCTGCGCAATAGCTCGCATAGGACGAAGCGGCGCCCGACGTCATCGCCGGGTCGAGATTGGCCGACGGGAAGTTCGCCCCATAGCGTGGGTTCGTCAAAAAATCACTGATGATCTGTGCCGGGTTGGCGTCATAGCCATTGGGTGAGGCACTGGATAAACCAGCACCGACGCCCAACACCTCGAAATTGAAATTCGGCAGGGTCGCGGTGTTGCCGAGCTGATAGTTGGCGAAGACGATGTTCACCGTGCCGGAATAACCGATCGCCTTTGCGGGATGGGCGCTTGCCCAATACGGGTCGATCGTCTGCCCGTCGGAACCGAGGTTGATGCTCGAAATGCTCTGGAGCGCGGTGACGAGGCCGATGTTCTTGTCCCACCAGGCTAGACCGAATCCGGTGATCGGCCCTTGACATATTCCCATGATAAACGAGGCCGAATACATATACTGCTGGCCGCCGCCTTTGCCGCCCCCACCGCCCTTGCCTTTGCCTCCGGCTTGCTTGCTGGGAGTTGCAATGAAATCGTCATAATCGAGCAGGTTCGGGCTGACCTTGGTCGTGCCGTAGATCAGCGGGATGACGCCGCCCGCTTGAGCGGTCTGGAACTGGAGCGAGCCGACGGCGCGTTGTTGCTTGGCGTTCGAGCCGCTGCCGAGAATTCCACCCATCACACAAACGGGTCAAAGAACCGCACTGGGCGCCCCGCCAGCTGCGGCTGTTTTGCGTCAGCATAAAGCACGCCCGCACTGTGCCAAGCATGGATCAGGCGCGGCCACTCAATGACGATCGCGCCATGGGCGAAGCACCGGCCGAATTTAAAGAGCACAACGTCACCCGGCTGTGGCGGCCCCGGGATCTCACGCGCGTACCCCATTATGCCTTCAAGGTAGCGTTCGGCGTCGCGATGCAGATGCCAGTCAGGCGAATAGAAGGGGATCTCGATGTGTGGAACGACGCCAGCCGCTTGGTAGACCTCGGCGAGCATCATCAGGCAATCGGTGCCGGCGCCCTTGACCCGGCCCATGTGATGATAGGGCGTGCCCAACCACGTCTCAGCCTCGCGGGTAACCGCCACGCGCTTGCACGCTTTGGCGCCCTCCTCGGTATCATTCAGGTGCTCAAACGGGCATTCGCAACCGTCGTCGATCAAGCTGCTGTCTCCGGAAGTGGAATAAACGGGAAACCGCCAAACCGCCTGATGCTCTGGCCGAGCTGCTGGTTATTGAAGACGTTGATGCAAGTCGTCATCGTGCGATCACAGATCGCCAGGCTGGATCGGCGATAGGAACGCGAGTTCGGCCGATACGGTCTGGCCGCCATGAATCCTTCAACGGCCTGGCTCGCGCCAGCGTTCCCGCCCGTCAGGCCGGGAATGTTGCGGAACCTAAAGGGCCAGGTCGAGGTCGGTGCGCCCTGGACTACTAGCCCGGTTGCTCCGGCGCCGGCACTGAAAGTGATGGCGAGAGGCAGCAACGTAACGCTGTCCTCTTGCGTATCGCCGCCGATCGCATTGGTGCCCTCCACGCGGTCGTATCCGGGCGACGCGCGGTGCCATAGACGAGCGGTATGCAACCGCCGCGCTGCGCAAATGAGAGTTGCAGCGAGCCCGCAGCCGTCGCCTGCTTCGCGCTGCTGCCAGAACCCAAAATGCCGCCCACGGTTATTATTTGTCCTCGGTAAGCGTATCGACACGGCGATCGATTTGCAGGAATTCGAACATATTGAGAGCATCGGCGACGGACGGACAGTGGCCGTGTGGCGGTTTGGCAATCGGAGACGCGACTGGATAATAGACCTTTATCTCATATGGCTCAGGAATCTTCTCAGTGATGACGGTCGGAACCTCCTTGGTAACGGTCACGATGTCTGGCGGTTTGCTCTTGCCGATCTCGTACCCAGCTACCGCGCTCGCGGCAATGAGGGCAGACAATGATATAGACGCCACCAGAAGCGCAGCGCTTCGCTGCGGCTGTGTCGCGGTTTTTTTGGCGGTCATTTTGGTTCCACAAAGATATTAACGAATGGATCGAGAAAACACGGTTTGTGGCTGGCTAGCTTTGGCTGCGCGGCGTCTCCATAGATCACCCCAACGGCGACCCCCGCGTGGATGATCCGTGGCCATTCGACCACGATCGCCCCCTGACCCGGCCCATGTGATGATAGGGCGTGCCCAACCACCCTCGGGCCGCCTCGAAGACCACAATCACCGCGGATCGGGCCGGGTCATACGGCGGTCTCCGGGGTCGGGATGTAGGGAAAGCCGCCAAAATGGATGGCGTTGTTGAAGACGTTGGTGCAGGTGGCGAGCGTGCGATCACAACCCGGCAGCAACTGGAATTGATCGCCAACGGCAACCGGCGACAGAAAGGCGAGCTTGACCGTTACGGCGCCGCCGCTAACAAAGGTCGATATCGTGCGACTGTAGCCGGCATTGCCGCCGGTGATGGCAATGATCGTCCCTTGCGCGTAGGGCGTCGTGGTCGTTGGCGCCCCTTGGATGACGGTCGTCGTGGATCCGTTTGAGGCCGAGAATGTGGCAGCAAGACTCGACCGGTTGAACAGGCACATCGCGTCGCCGAAGACGTGCGTGCAGCTCGATTGCCACAGTCGTCGTGGCATCTGGATGTTGAGCAGTTCGAGGTGCGAGCGGCATTTCATGTCGATGCCGGTGCGGCTGCAGTCGATGTCGGAAATGCGCCCGGAAAACAGGATTACCGTCCCGGCGCTGGTGTCGCCGTAGCCGCGGCCGGAGGCGCCCATAAAAGCGCGTTCCAGCTGCAACAATGCGCCGTCGAATTGTCCTTGCCAGGCGGCCTCGAGAAACGGGGTTGTACCGACGAGATCGGTCGTCTCTGGGTAGACCTTGATATCGACCTCGTCGACCTGCGTGCCGACTACGACCTTGGTCTTCGAGCGCTCGAACTTCGGCCCGGCGGCGAACACGTACCCGTTGGCGACAATCGTCGTCGGCGCTGCCGAGTATCGCAGGATTGTGGCGCCGCCGACCAGAGTGAAGGTGTATAGGTCGGCCATTATGAATTGTTCACCGCTGTTGAGCAGCGCGATCAATTCGGGGGAAACAAGCTTCACGGCCGCACTGAAATAAAGGTCAGCTTTTTGAGCTGCCACAACTGAAACATAAAATTCTCGAAGGCATAGCTGTCGTCAGTGAAGCGGCACCGAAAATAATAGCTATAATCGACGGTGATGATCAGGCGGCTGCCCGGCGCCGTATTGAACGTGACCAAACCGGTATGCGAATCGACGCTATAGGCTCCCGGACTTTGAGTGATCCCGTCAAGGTACACGGCACTGACGACGTTGGGCGCCACGATCGGTTCCGGAAAGCCGCCACCGGGCAAGGTCGCGCCCATCGTGCGCTGCAACTGAAACACTGTGGTACTGGCATTGCCGATCCCAATCTGCTGGCCGGTGACCTGGTGATCGCTCGGGTCATGAAAGAGGAAGGTGGCGTATGCGCCCTGACACAGCATGAAGAACCCCATCAGGGTTCGCAACTCGTCGTAACCGGCCGCCGGGTTGTCACGAAGCAAGTCGAAGACCAGACAGAACTGCCAAAGGGGATAGGGATAATCGAGCGCGCGCAATTCCCGTCCGGACACCGCCCGCTGGACGCGGGTTTGAAAAGTGGGCGTCTTGGTGACGCTCCAGGCCAGACCCGGCAACGACGGAAAAATTCCGATATCCGCCATCAGCTGGTCCGTAGCATCGATCCGTTGCGCATCGCGTTATTGATCGCTGCCACCAGCGCACTGCTGTTGCTGCGAAAGAACCGCGCCACGTCCTGGCTGTCCATCGCCTGGACACCGAAATTGACAACAACGGGCGCGGGTCCACCGCCGGCGTTGAGGCCAGTCGGGGACGCAATCAGGTTTTGCAGACCCTCCGAGATACTCGCCGGCAATACCATTTCGTTACTGTGTAGTTGCGCGAGCGCCCCTCCCGGCCCCAGGCTCGGCACCGCCCACCCGCCCTGCGCGCTGGGCACGATGCCGCCTCGCTCAAAACCGAATAGAGAGCCGATGCCCTTGAAGAGGCTGCCGAGGATACCCCCGGAGCCGAACAGGCTGTCGAGCCCCAAGCTTGTGGCCACGGCGCCGCCGAGGACTTCCTCGCCAGCGCCAGTCAGCCCCCCCGAGAAATCCTGGTCGCCGCCGCCGCCAAAGAGGCCGGCGCTAAAGAGGTTGCCGAGTTGGCCGAAGACGCCCTTCACGGCAGAGTTCACGAATTCGGCAATTATCGACTGCGCGAGGTTCGCCAATGCTTTCTTCACCGTTGTGGTGCCGAGGATGATGCCGGTAACCGAGGTGTCGATGGCGCGTTCGATCGGCGCAAACAAGTCGTCCCATGCCTTCTTGTTTGCTTCAGCCAGTCTGGTATCCAGGGCCTGGACTTGGCCGACATACTTCTCGTAAGCCAGCTCTTGCTCTTCGATTAGCTTTTGCTGGGTTCGGAAATCGTTCTGTGCCGCATCGAGCTTTTTCTCGTAGTAGGCTTGGTCGTAAGACCATTTCAAAACGACGAGATCTTGTTCCTGCCGGACCTGTTCAGTAGCCGAAATTTGGCCGAGCGCAGCCTCGTCGTCGATCGCCGCCTTGTAGTTGGCGAATTTCGCATCGGCGACCTTCTGAGCTGCGTTGAGCTGGTCAAGCTGATCGCGCTCACGTTGTACCGCGAGCTGCTTTTCTAGGTCGTAGATGTTGCGTTCGACCGCCAGGCGGGCATTCGATCCGGCCTCGGTCAGCGCCAGCTTGTCCTGCCAAAACGCCAGCTCTTCGTCCTTCGACTGGCCGAAGAAGCTCTGCTCGGCCAGGAGCTGTTCCTGCAGCTGCGCGCGCCACGCCTGGAGGCTGTCGAAGCCGCTACCGGCGCGACCCGAAAGGGCTGCACTCGATTGCACGATCTCCTGACTGCGAACGTTTCCGAAAACGGAATTCGGGCTCATGCCGTCGCCGACCGACCCCGCGAGCCCAGCGGCCTTGGACTGCAGCGCGTTGATGCTGGATCCGACTTGCGCGGCAGCGGTGTTGACTTGAGATTGCGCCTGCTGAGCGGCCGTAGCGAGCCCGGCGAACTGCGCCCGCATCGCATCCGTCGCTACCTGAACGGAATTTGATGCAGCCTCCATAGCGGATTGGAGGTCATCGGTCTGGGCGCTGATGACGACGCTGGTCTCAATATCCGCCATGATAGCCCCTGAATGACGCGCCGAACGCGCTCAACACTTTCGCTTCCGGTCCTTGGCGAGCTTCAATCGCCGCTTTGTGCTCGGCGCCGTAGCTCCGCAAAATCAAGCACTACGCCCGGGAGCCCGGCATGCACGTCGCCCGCGCCAAACTCGGGACCAAGCTCGGCGAGGAGCGTTTGGAGATCCGAGCCCGTCACGCGGCCCGGACTGGAACCGGCCGGTCGGATGCGCTTGCGCTGATGTTTTCCGACGCCGAGATACGCCCCGACCAGGATGTGTACGGGCGGGTGCTCGACCCAATATGTCGTCAACTCTTCGAGATCGAAGAGCGTCATCTCGTCGATTACAGGATAGCTGTAGCCGCAGGCGGTTGCGAGAAGACCGTAGATATGTCCCCAGCAGTCTGCATCGCCTGAACCGCGTCCGGACGTAATCCCTCGGTTATCGAACCTGCCCCCGGGCTGGTCCCGGGGGCTGGTGCTTCCCCCAGGGAGCGATCGCGCAGCTTTAACCCCGAGCCGGTAAGCACCGCATTCAGCACCGCACTGGCATTGCCGAGGTCGAGCAGGTCTTCCACCTTGTCCGTCGTTGCATCGGGATAGTTGCGTTGTAGCGCTGCAGCCACGATTTCGACCAGCACGCCGATCTGCGCCTCGCCCATCGACGCACCGATGTCAGTCAATTGCCGTACCTTGGGCATTAGACGGCGGAGTTGACCCAGGGTGAGCGGTGGTACCATCCAATCCTGCCCACCCATTGCAATGGTCACACCGGGGATCATTATTCCACGGTGCTCAGATAGCCGATCGTGCCAGAAGCATCGGCGAAAGCCGAGAAGTCGAGTTCCTGGATCGTCCAGTCGTCGACCTTGGTCGGCAGTGACAATTTGTCAGCCGTACAAGCGTTGAGGCGCAACGCCGTCCCGCTACCGCCATAATTGGTGTAGAACGTTGCCTTGAAGGTTGGCGTCGTGCCCATGATCTGGTTCGTGATCGTGAGCTTACTGCCCGACGTCGTCAGATTGTAGGTGTACGAGATTAATACGGCGGCAGTGGCATCGGCCGATGCGAAAGTATAAATTCCTGTGGCAAAGTTTACGGAGTATTGCCCCGCCGCGGAGGGAGTAGTTACTCGATTTAACCGCCTGCCGGTAGCGGCATAGACCACACCGAGATCGTCGTTGTAATCGGCCGAGTTGGCGGCGGTGACGGTGTAAGGCGTCGTCGCCGGCACGCTGGCGGCCTCAAGCTGCGACACGGCGAACTGGCCGGTAGCCGGGGTCAGGCCGAAGAAGATGTCGGAGTAGAGCAGCCCCAGGATCTGGGCGAACTTTGCCTTACCGGTGATCTTGCCTTGACCGCGCGCGATCGCCACCGGGAACTGAAGCTGGCCATATAGCGCCTTGTCGGTCCAATCGAAATCGATCTGGATATCCTGTAGTACTCCGAACTGTCGCGGGCCAACGCCGGAACCGGTTACATCGGTGCGTTCGCCCCAAACCGCACCCGAGCCGAAGCTCAATTGCATATCAGACTCTCCCTTTCAAAAGGCGTTTCAGGGCCTCTTTCGCGGCATGGGCGGTATTCCAGGCCCGCGTGTCGCGCGCCACGGCCGAGCCCGGAAAATGGTCCTGCCACCAGCGGTCGATCAGCTGGTCGATCGAGAAAGCCCTGCCTCCAGACGTGACGGGGCTTCGCTCTATTTCCTCGGGTAGAATAGACCCATCTTTGGCGTCTTCCCCAGCCATCGGGATGCTCCTTCAGGAATGATCAGAAGCACAAGACCTCGACCGGCACGATCGCAATCGCCTGGTCGCCGAGAACGCCCTCGTCCGTCTCGACCTTACCGGCGATGTACGCGTGCTGCACCATCGCCGGTAACCCAAGGTTCTGGATCCCCGTCGCCGGTAGTGGCGCCAGTGCCGCTTCGAGTGCGTCCAGCAGCGGGTTCAGAAGGGTCGCCGGAGCCAGATAGAGATCGCTCGAATAGACGTAGACGTAGAAGTCGGCATAGAGGGTCCACACGATCGGCGCCCCCAGCGCCTTCATCACGGCCGAACCGCCCTTTTCGCTCATGAACAGTGCCGGCTGCTCGGCTGGAGCCACATCCGCCCAATGCCGCAGCCGCCGGTTTGCGCTGGCAAAGCTCGCAGCACCGGCCGCGAGCCCCCAGAGCGCGGCGTAAATCGATTCGCGGATGATCATCGCGGCTGTTCCACGACAGAGAGACCCATGTCCCACCGATTCATTGCGATACCGCGTCGTCCAGAGCTGCCGCCACGCCCTCGCGGATAGCCGGCGTCATGTCCTCGAGTGCCGAGCGCAGAAAGGAGCGTTCGGGAAGTTCCATGCGGCGATCATAGGCTTTCACGCTGATCGTCTTTTCGGCGATCGGCCGACCGAAGGCCTCCCTGATGCGCCGCAGGTTCGCTCTGACACTGACGGTTCCAGTAAAGCCATATTCCTGCACGCCGGCATATCGGCTGTCGGTAAATACGTTCGCAGTGAAGGCGCCGCCGCTCTGATCGACCCTGAGGCGGATGCTCGACCTCAGTGATCCGGTACGGCTCCTGAGCACCTGCCCGCTCAGCTTGTCCTGCTGCACGTCGCGCTGTAGCTCGATGCCGAGCTGGATAATCACACGAAGGAGCCGCGAATTGACCGTCTCGGGTAAATCGCGCAGTCGCTCCAGCGCCTGCTCATCGCCAACCAGACAGGCCGAGATCACACGCCACCCACAAGCGTCGCTGTATCTGTCTGGGTTGCTGCCGGCATCAGGAACCCGGCGATCGGAGTAACGATTCGATACTGCTGGATCAATGTCTTTATCGAGTCGCTCATATCTTTTTGCGAGTATGACACGGTCTCGCCGCCGCCGATTGCTCGAGCCACCTCGCCGATCCGACTGCGCTCGCGGTAGCGCAGCGCCACGAGCTCGTTGCAGGCTTGGGCAAGGTCAGGCGGGGTCACCGCGTACCCGGCGGTATATTGCATCGTCACGCAGCTTGCCTTTCGCGGAATTGTATATCCCCTGATCACCAGCTGCGTTGGAGTAAAAAAGTACCCTGCTCGGGTTGCAAAGGTGCTGATGACAGCAATTCCGGGCGGAGACGTCGGGATCGGTGGGATTGTCAAACCGTCGACGACGACGAGACTGACCGTGCTCACAGGGAATACCGAGAATTGGTATCGCGTTTCCATCGGCCCGAGCGCATTCCCTATCCCATCGCGAACTTCGATCCAGTCCTGCGAGGCGACCTGCCGGTTCAGCCAGGTCTGAATATATTGGCTCGCCGCCGTGATCAAACGGGCCAACAGCGCGTCGTCAGTCGCCGGAAAGGCGCTCTGCCCAGTCTGCAACCACGTCTTCACGTCGACCAGGGTCGTTAAATCGCCGAAGCTCCCTCCCGCAGAAGCGACGTTAGCCATCACACCGCCCCAGCGCGGAGTCCGCACCGCAGCAAGACGTGAATTTTGTTTGCAGCAGCATCGGCAATTACCGCCTGGTCACGAGCGCCAGGTCAGCATCTTGCTCTGGCTGAATGCATCGGTCGTGGACGACGTATCCGCCATTCCTGAGCAGATACACTGCGGCCCTGCGGGGTACGTACACGACCCCGTCGGGGTCGTGTACGTACCGCTCGGTCCCATGCCCGATAGCATCCCACACGGGGAAAGCGGCCCGTAACGCGAATAGATCAGACACGGGGTACCTCTTCAGTCGAAACCAGAAATGTCCGGAGTCGCGGGTCAGCCGTCACCGATGTTGCAGATGACGCCCATCGCAAACGGTGCGTAAACCGCCAGCACTTCTTCGGTGTAGACGCCGACTTGGCGCTGGCGGGTGACAAGCGGCCAGTCGATCTGATAATAATCCTGACGGGTTTTGAGTTCGGCCACATTCGGCACTTCGTTCGACTGGTACTGGATCGGCAGGTTCTCGGTCCAGCCAATGATGGTGCCCGGTGGCACGCGCGGGTGGATCCTTATCGGGATCCGGAGACCGCCATTGATAGCGAACGGGTTATAATAGAACTGCACAACCCCGGAGGCGGTTACCTGATATTCACCCTGGCTTCCGTCCGCCGGCGAGTCGAACCGCAGCAGCGGCCCGGAAGCGTTGGACAGGACCTTGCTAGTGATGTTTTTGAGCTCCTGTGAGTTGACATAGAGGACGGTCGGAGACAGTTCGAAGTCGTCCCACATTTTTTGGAACATGGTGTCGATTTCGACGACCGAGCCGCGACCCGAGGCCGTCAGCGGCGTGCCGGTCCCAGCAGTTCCGGTCGGCATGATATTGACATAGGCATTCGACCCGGGCTTGAGAGCAGTGGTCAGCAGCCCGTCATAAGCGTAGCTGGGGTTGGCCGAGTTGTCGATGCTGATTGCGGTCTGCTGCTGGTTGCCCATGCTGAGAGGAGCCGAGATCGCCAGGCTGTTGATCGTCGTGATCGCCTGCAGGGTCTCGGCGCCGGAGGCTGTGGAGACATACCAGGCATAGGCTACTGCACCCTGCAACCCGGTGACGTTGCAAGAGAGCGTCTCGCCGAGGGTCACCGCTTGATTTGCCTCGGCGCTGATATACGACGACCCGCCCGAAAGCATGTAGCTTCTCCCGTCGGCGCCGGTTACTGTCATCGAAGTGGCAACACCTCCCAGAACGCTGGAATTCTGGTAGCCTTCGAGGGTCAGACCCACGACTTTGACATAATAGGTTCCCGTAGGAAGCGTGGCGCTGCTCCCCGACACCGACAAAACCGGGGTGGCCGGCGTGCCGAGCTGCAGCGAGGCATTACCAGCGAGGATCGCCATCTCTTCCTTGAGCATCATCTTCTGCAGAAGTCGGAAGGTCATTCGTGCCTGAATGTCCTCGAATTCGCGACCGGCTGAGATCGCTTCGAAGGTAGCTGCGTCCTCCTCGCCGATCGTTACGTAAGTGGCCGATTTATTCGAGGTCGAATAGGACATCTGCCCCGAGCGCTGACCTTCCGGCACCCACCCCATGGAGTCGAAACCGGAACCGATGATGGCATTGACTTGGCGCCAGTTCGTGGCGGTACCGGTTCCGCCGCCAACGCGCGGTATGACGTTGCGGATCGGCGTCACAAAGGGATAAAGGTTCTTGGCCGGTGCTTGTAGGTCGTAAGCAACCAGACCCGTTGCCGTAGAGATGGACTTGGCAAGCCTGTCGTTCGGCTTGGCCAGAGCTCCTTTCAGCAGCTCCAAAGATTCCTGGGTAATAGAGTTCATCTGATGGTCCTCCCGGAAGGGGGGGCAGTAAAAAAGCCCGGCACGGGCCAGGCTGGCGGTGGTCTCTCGGCAAGCCAGAGGCGTCCCCCGAGAGGCCGAAGGGGTCACGATCGCCTCGGGATTATCCGGCCGGCTCATCGGGGAGAAGGCCGAGCACCCTTATTGGGTTGGCATAGCTCGCCTTAATCAAGGTCAGTGTTTGTTCCTCCTTGCTCATTTTGGCGAGGGCGGCAGCTATGGCTTCCGGCGACAACTGATTATCGCCGGGGTTGCCAACACCCCGACCGTCTTGCTGCTTCGATACTGCGACGCTGCCACGGGCAATGGTCAGCGGCGGAAGCGGCGTGCGGGCAATGTCATCGACCCGCTTCGACAGGCGGTCGAGCAGCGGTACCATCTCACTCAGGGTTTTGACCAGTGCGGCCTTTTCGGCGCGTTCATCCGCCAGCACCTTGGCAAACTCTCCTGCCTGTGCGGCCTTGCCAGGCTCGAAACCGGTGCCCCGCCGTTCTTCCTCACTGACCCCAAAAGAACCGACGCAGACAGCGCCGGCGGCCAAAAGATGGTCATGGGCCGCGCATAGATGTCCCAGCGTCTCCCTGGAGGGGCGCGCACCCGCCTTGATTACCTTTTCAGCCTCGTCGTTGCCTTCGCGAGCGGGCACTACACCAGGGTTCGGCGGCTGCTGAGAGCACGTCTTCGCGTCTGTGAGCTTCCGGATGCACTCATGGGCAATATCCACCAGATTCTGGTGTGCTGGCGGGGAATCTGCACCCACCGCCCTAATTGAAGTATCCACGGTGGCATTGTCACCGGGGCGAAAATCGGATGCCGGCGGGATCACCTGCGGCGCCACCTCGCTCAAATCGTCGACTGAGGGAGTGGCCCCCGCCTGAAGCAGATGATCGCGGGCTCTGTTGACGTGCGCCTTCGCTTCCGCCGACGGGCCGTCGATCTCCATGCATTTGTCGCAAGCGTAGAGGGCCATGTCTGCCAGCGCCTGGTCAGCGTCCGGGTGCTTGACCTTGGCGAGAATGCGGGTTGCGAGCTGCTGCATTTTCGGGTTTCCGGTCTTGAGGGGTCCGGCGATGCGCGCCCTGCCGGCCGGGGTGGTGCCGGCGAGCAATTTGGTTGTGTCCAAGCCGGAAGATCCCGCCGCCAATTGCAGATTTCCGAGAAGTTCATCGGTCTCCTCAGCAACCAGCGTGTTCAGAAAGCTGCACAGCTCGGCAATAATCGCCTGTAGCCGAGCGGGCTGTGGCGAGTCGTCGCCCTCCATCGATGCCTCGATTCCGAGCGCATCGTGAAGCCAGTCGAGCTCCAGAACGATCTGCGCGATTCGGCCGACGTCCCAAAGCCCCTTGGTCAGCGAGGCGCAGGATGGCTTTTCGTCATCTTCGGCCGATGGCGGCCCATCGGCATCGATCGTCGCTTTCCAGGCGGCGATGATCTTGTCCCTGACCCGCTTCAGTTGATCGGCGGTGTATCGCGCTGCATTTTCGGGCTTGTTTATATAGCTCCAAGCCGCCCTGATATGCCGGTCGCTATCAATGGGATAACGTCGTTTGCCGTCTGGTTGATATCCGGGATCGGCGTAAGTTATCGCGTCATCAGGCTGGGGAATTTTGCTCGAGATTTCGCTGGCCTCTCGGCCATCAGCCTTGACGAGCGCCCCTTCGGCCGTCTCGATCGCCTTTCTTGCCGCATCAATTGTCGCCTCCGCACCGCAGGTATCGTCGACGTTCACTTGCCCCTGCTGACGGGCGCCGGAATTCTCCGGCGTGAGCGCTCGTGTCTGGAGACACCTGATGGCGTCATTCTTGGCGCGATGACCGTGATCGGGCATGCCGCAGGCCCAGATCTGAATTGGCGGGTTGAAAGGCTCTCCCGTAGGCGCGGCCGGCGGACTTCGCCCACCGACACCTTCGGCGGCTTTCCAACAGTCAAAGACCGCCTCGGGGTTTGCCGGACGGTCGACCAGCGAAATCTCATTCAAGACGAGGCCGGTGATGGTCTTAGGGTCGCCCAGCGCGCGCTTCGTCACCCGGCCGCCGATAGAAAAGCCCCGATAGACCTGATTTCTGACCTTGGCGACCGCGATCGGATCGACAACATGGGCGACAATTCGGGTCACACCGTCGTCACCTACTTCGGCCTCGAGGGTAGTTCCAGCCGCCGAGAGCTGATGCATCTCGCGCAGTGCAGGGAAGCGCATGTAATCCGGGATCGCTGCGCGCATGGCAGCGGCCTGGACGACCTCTCCTTGGTCGTCCAGCGCCTCGGATGTCGCGATCCCGTGCACTCGGACGGTTCCGTCTTCCTGAGACTCCACCTTTTGAATTGCACCATACAGTCGCATGATCAATGTCCCGCCAATGAGCCGTATCGATGCCTACAGGGGCTCGTCATTCTGTTGCCTCCCGGTTAACCGCCCGCGGGATCGGGTATCCCGCCAGGCGATTGGCTCTGCGTGCACTGAGGGGTCAAGAGGCTTGCCGATCGCCTCGGTCAGCATTGTGATCGCTTCGAGCGCCTGGCTCGCGGATGTCGAATTGTCCGGAACGAGGATTTTGACCGCCGCGGCTGTAACGGCTGCCCAGACCGGGTCCCCTGTAACGATATAACAAAGCGAGCCAGCAAGTACTCCCAAGCCGATAATGGTGCTGGGCTGGAGCGGCCATCGGAATGCTGTTTTACCCCACATCTGCCTGTCACCCCTCAGTTCGTCGCGTTGATCTCGAACCAGCTGATAACCACGTCATTGGCTGCGCCACTCGTGTAAGATGAACCGGATACCGCTATGACAATTGCCCCTGACTCGATCGCAGCCGGGAAGACTAGTGAGCCGATCCCGCCATGAATACCACGAGGATCGCAGTGCCCGCGCAGAGGATGCATTTAAGTTCGTCAGAACCTCGATGGGATGCGGATCGCCATCGAAGGCTTCAATCTTTCTCAGATCGGATCGGCGCTACCCACCGTGCTGATGGTTCTGTCTGATGTAATCCGACCCGGGAGATGCGACCTTGACGCGAAGTGCATTGGCAACTGTCGAGACCGGCAGATCCATTATCCGTGCGACCGCCGTGATGCTGTATCCGGCCTGGCGGGCCAGAGCGATCGTCTCTCGGACCCGATCGCTCAAGCGTCGGACGCGACGAATTCTTTTTTCAGCCAATCTCGTCCCGGCGCAATAAGCGCTTCGGCTCTCGGACCTTCGCCGTCGTCCCCGCGGGCTCGGTTTTCGGCGTGACGGCATCGCGCAGCGGGACCGGTCCCTGTGCGGTCAGAAACATTGGCTCGTCGCCACCCTCGATCGGGTCCAGCCCCAGGACGTCACGCGCCTCGTTCAGCGTATAGATGCCGTCCTTTACATAGCCGGTGAGGATTGCCGACTGGTCCTTCGGGTCGGTCGGCCGCACGTCCGACCAGACAAATTCGAGGTCGGCATGACCCATGCGGGTCTGGATCACGCCATCCACGAGCCGCTTGACCCAGCCCATCAGTGGCGCCAGCCCCTCCTCGAGAGCGGCTTGCTGCGCCGATTGCGCAGTCGCCCGATTGACTTGAGGGGTGAAGGCGGTCGGTGGCAGCGAGAACGCGTAGCAGACTATCCGCGCCAACCACTCGTCAAAATCATCCTTGTAGGGCGCCTCCTTGAAAGGCTGATATTTGGCACCGCCTGGTCCCCACAGCAGCCGCGTGCGGCTGCCGGTGTTGCCTGCGAGGATCGAGTCGAACCATTCTTGGAACTGACGGGTCTGCTCAGCGTTCCAGCCGTCCGGAGCGCTGACCAATCCGGCCGGCACATTGCCTTCAGTAAAGTGCTGCAGCTGCATGATCTGCCGGCGCAGCCCGATGTTGACGGTTACAATGATCTGCTCAACCGGACTATAACCGTACGCCTTATGGGGGCGACGGTTGCGCGGCAGATAGATCAGCTCGTGCTCGCTTAGCAGGCGCCAGGGCCGGCCGTGGATGACCTGCTCATAGGCCGGCGCAGGAGGCTGAGGCCGGCGCCCGGTTTCGTCGATCAGTACTTTGATGGTTGACCCGTCGACGACGTCGAGGCCCATGATGTCGCCACCGCGGTTGCGGCGGACCTCAAAGGCCGGGGCATCAAGGACCAGAACATCCTCGAGCGCCTCCCGCAACCAGGTGGCAAAGGGCTGCTCGCCATCGGGCTTGCACCAGAACTCGCTCAGCCGGTCGATGCGCGCCGCCGCATCCGCGGCCGGATCCCGTTCGTTCCGCGATTTGATTTTCCACTCGAGCTTCTCGATCTGGTCCTTACGTGTCTCGATCGCGAGCCGTGTGATGTCGTGGCAGTCGGCTAACGCCCTGAGCTCGTCGAACCCGATCGGCTCATAGGAGCGCGGCGTATAGAGCGTGTTGTAGCCGACCGGAAAATCCCACAGGCGTACCCGCTCGCGCTCCGGCGGAACCAGCGGATAGCCGGGTGAGAAGATCCCTTGATCGGGCTGAAAAACGTTGCGAAACTGGGTGATGTCGTTCTGCGTCCCCCAGCCGCCCCAGGTGTAGGAGACGAGCGAAGTCCGCGTTCCGCCGGCGGATGGCATCGCTATTTCGCCCGTATCCGGGAACCGGCCGCGGACATGTTCAATATCCTCCTGTGATCGGCGCGCGCCTCCAGGTGTTTGGCGCAGTGCAGATGTAAAGGTAATCGCTGTCGTGCGTGATCTGGTTGGTCAGGCAAGCCGACGACGAAGCCGGCGAGGCCGCGCTGACCAGCCCGCCGAGACTGTTGAGGGTCTGTGGGGTCGCCGCAACGACCCGGAAATTCGAACCGTCAAATTGCAGCGCTGTGTATTCGTAGTTCTGGCCGGCCGCCAAGGTCATCGAACTGATCGAGGTGCCGCCGGCTGCCGGGACCAGGATCTTCTCACCTGCGCCGCCATTCACTTGGACGGTCAACGCTTTGCCGTTGTCCGTCGCAAACCCCATTGTCCAGCCGGTGCCGAGCGACGCCGTCGGCGGCAGGGTTACCGTCAACGCGGACGCTGGTGTATTGTAGCTCGACACTGCGTTCCCGTTATCGCTCTGCGAGGCGATGTAGGCGCTGACTGCTGGAAAGCTCCACCGGTTGACGCCAGGTGCATTGCCGGTAATGCCGATTTGCGTCGCCGTCGCTGGCGTCGCCTCGACAACACGGAAGTTGCTGCCGTCGAATTGCAGAACCAGCTGCTCATAGTTGCCCGCCGCAAGCGAGGCCGAGGTTGCAACAGCGCCGCTGCCGGGAAAGAGAATGTGGCCCCCGGAAATTCCGTTCACCTGAATAGAGGCTGTCCTGTTGCTGTCGCTCGTAATCCCGATCGTCCAACCCATCGGGATTGCGGTAGTTGGCGGCAATGTTACGGCGAGATAGGAAAGCGGGCTGTTAAAGCTTGATAACATGCTGCCGTTGTCGGCGACGCCCGCAGCATAAGCGCTGACCGCCGGGAAGCTCCAACCGCTAATCCCGCCGGTGCCGATCATGCCGATCGCCCGGGCGCTCGCCGAGGTCGCATCGACGACGCGGAAATTGCCGCTGCCGTCGTACTGCAAGGCGAGATACTCGTAGGCACCCTGGCTGGTGTTCGCAAGCGTCAGGCTGGTCGCCGACGAACCCGAACCCGGCCAAACGATGTGGCCCCCCGAGCCCCCATTGACCTGAACCGACAGGGGCTTTGCGCTGTCGGTGGCAAAACCCATGCTCCAACCAGTCGGCAGTCCCGTCAGCGGCGGCAAGGTCACTGTCAATCCCGCCGCCGTATTGAAGCTGGACAGGGTGTTTCCGTTGTCTCCCAATGTCGCGGCATAGCCCGAGGTTGACGGATAAAGCCAGTTGCTGGGCCACGGGGGCGGGTCGAACCCGTTGAGGAGGCGCGTGCTGCGCGTCGAGGAAATGACGCGCCAATTATTGCCGTCGGACTGGAGCGCAACGTTCTCATAGTTGCCGGGCCCGAGCATCATGGAAGACACTGCCTTGCCGCCCGACAAGATCGCACCGGATGGCGCGGTGAGCGTCAAGCCCTTGCCGTTGTCCGTCGCAAAGCCCATGGTCCAACCCGGATTGACGCTGGCGATGGTCGGAAGGGTTACGGTGAGGGAGGCGCCTGGGGCGTTGTAGCTCGAGATGTTGAGCCCGTCATCGACGGGTGCCGCCATATAGGCGGCGGTCGACGGGAACAGCCAAGCACTACGGGAGCCGCTGCCGATCACCGTGATGCCGGCCGAGGTCGGTCCGTAATTAACGGTGGCACCACCATAGTTCGGGTTGATCAGGACGTTCCCGATGCTGTTGGTGGCGTTGATCGCAGTCTGGCAGTTGAAAAAAGGAGACACAAAAGTGTTAAGGCCATTATGGTTGAAGGTGATCGAAAGGCAGATCGGCGACACTTCCAGATCGAGGCTAAAGAAGACATTGCTGAAATTGTAGCCGTTCTCGAGCACCAAACCGCGGCCGCCGGTCGCCTCGGCCGTGCCGGCGCCGGAAATCCGAGAGAACTGGGTTTGTTCCAACGCCAGTCCGGCAGCACCTCCGGTCGACACGCATACTGCATAAATGTCACTGTCGAGGATGAAATTGAACTGGCAGCCGCCCGCAGCCGGATTGGTATTCGCATTGTGGACGACAAGATGATCGATCTTTGCCGAATTGTGGGCGTCGGAGAAATCGGTCTTGCCGAGCACGACGGCGTAGGCGGGGGTGCTGGCGCTGACGAACAGTGTCCCTTCTTCCTTGAAGTAGAAGCAGCCGGTCGGACTGCCTACGGAGCCGCCGCCGCACTCGATCTGCAGCACTGGGCCTGAGGCAATGCTCTGACCGTCGATGGTCGCGCCTTCCGAGATCAGTCGAAACCCCTTGGTCGCCTGCCCGGCATAGTCGATCGCGATCGCAGAGGTGACTTTGTAGGTGCCGGCAGGAAAATGCACCGGCCAGTTATTGGTGATCGCCGCCGCGATTGTCGTGTTGATCGCTGTCGTATCGTCGTGGCTGTCATCGCCGGTTGCGCCGTTGCAGCGCACATCGATCCATGGCTGGCCCGAGCATACCAGCACGCTCCCGCCCAAATTCGCTGTGCCCGTCGTCGACAGGGTCGAGAAGTTTCCCGGCGATTGGGCGAAGGCCGGGAGTGCGACGCCGAGCCCGAAGGCGAATGCGGTGAGCCGGAGCAGACGCTTCACCACCGGCGCGCCGCGAAAGCCTGGCCCGTCGTGCTGCCCCAGAGGCTGACGGCGCCGGCGGGATTATAGCCCGAGGGTGTCGTGAAGACCGCGCCTGCTGGGATCGGGATCGACGCACCGCCCGACGTCGCGGCTCCAACATCGCTTACATATAAAGTCTGCGACGAATTGTTGGCGACCAGGTATCCGTTGCTCGGAACCACGCCAGCGAACAAGAGCTGTGCGGTGCCTCCGGATACCACTGTCCCGCTACCGTCGATTGCAGCCGCACCCGCGGTGTTGACGACCGGCAGCGGTGCGGTCGGGCCAACCGGGGTGGCGACACCGCCGATCACCGCCGCCGTCGCATGCACCGGCACGAGGTTGCCCGCAACATCGGCTTGCGTTGAGATCGGCTGCGTCGTGGTGTTCGCGTCTTTGACCAATAGCGTCAATCCTGGTCTCCTTCCGCAACGGTAGTGTTTCAGGCCCGGACAGACGATTGTCGTCGCTCACGCGCAAGCCGCTGTAGGAAATTGGAGTTGGCGCGGGGAGAAGCTTGACTTTCGTCGTTCCCGCGGAAGCGGGAACCCAAGAATTGGGCGAATGGTCCCGCCTGAAAAAATCGTCATCCTCTGGCGCGTCGCCGCTTCCGGCAATTTCGTCGATTTCTACCAGATCGATCCGGATTTGTCAATAGGTAAATGCGTATTACGCAATTAACGGCCGCCGAAATGAGCTTCGAGAGCCCCGAGTGCCGCGATCAAGATCCCCGAAGCCGCCTCCTGGCTGACCCGGCGGCCGCTCCACCCCTGCTCGAGCGCCCACTCCTTGAGGGAGCGCTCCCAACCTACGACGTGCCAAAGGCATGATCCGGCAGGAGAACCCAGGCCGCCAACTGCTTGGATGGCGCGCCACACCGCATCGCGCGCAGCTTCGATGCGCAAGCCGGGCTGATTCCCGTCGTTGAACAGCATCGAGCCGCGATCCCGCGGCCGTGACAAATCAGCGACACGCAGCGGATCGAGCTGGGCGACGGCAAAACGCGCGCGAAAATCCTCGCCGGCCTGACGCATTCCCGAAGTGATCGAACCGCGGCGTTCCATAGAGGCGAGTGTGTCGACAGCACGATAGGGGCGTGCGGGCCGCCCTGTCTCGTCGGCGATAGGCCGGTCGAGACGCTCGATGACACCATGGTTGGCCCGTTCGGGGGTCGGTACGATCACGACCGCGGTGCGGTCCACCATGCCGCGCCGGGGAGAATTACGCATCACCGGAGAGACCTTCGAACATATCATGAACAAATCGGTCACGAAGAAGAAGTCAAACCAGCATGCTCGATGCGCTTGAGAAACTGCCTGGAGGGGCCGCCGCGGTTGCGGGCACGACGACCGCCGACGGCGGTTGCTATGGCTTCCACCTCGCGCAGGCGATTGGCTTCGGCAGGGCTTCCACAGGCCAGGTGGCACAGCGCATGATGCTGTTCACAATAGGATGACTCCGGCCGCCGCGGTGCCCCGCACATCCGATTGCTTGCGGACTCGCTGAGAATGTACGCGCAGCCGCCGTCATCCTCAAAAGCGTCAAGCTGTGACGCCGATGTGTTCATAAAAATCTCCGTTTTCGCACGATCTGGCTTGTCACGATCGCACGACCATGGTAGCGTTGATGGCTTGTATGTCAATATC